ATCGACGGACTCGGCCCTGACCCTATCGGCACGGGCACTGGCAGCAGCAGCGCCAGCGAGCGCTTCCCGCTTCCGGCAGGCACTGCCGAGATCGACCTCGGCGCCGATGGCGGCGGCCGGGTGCGGCTGTCCCTGCCGCCGGATCCCACGCGCTCCATCGTTCGCATCGCGGTGCGCTTCACGGCGGGGCTGGCCGAAGACTGGGACCACCTGCCGGACGGACTGCGCCACGGGATGATCCGCCTTGCCGCGCACCAGCACCGCGAACGCGAGAGCGAGGGCGCCGCGGCTCTTCCCCCCGCCTCGGTAGCGGCGCTCTGGCGCCCGTGGCGGCGGATGCGCCTGCGATGAGCGGGACCATCGCCGCCGATGCGGAAGCCGCTTTCGACGATCTCGCCCGCCGTCTGGCCGCCCGCGCCGCCGCGCTCGCCGCCGCCCACGCCCAGTCCCGCCACCTTGCGGCCCGGCGTGACGAAAGCCGCTGGCGCCGGGCCGACCTGGTCTGGCCGCTCTTCGCGAAAGGATAAGGAATGGAAATCGCCCTGCGCGCCGCCCTCATGGACTGGCTCGGCGCCGATCCGGTGCTTGCCGCCCAGCTCAACGCCATCGTCGAGGAAGCCCCCTCGCGCACCAGCCTGCCGTGGCTCGCCATCGCCTCCAGCGCCAGCACGGACTGGAGCTGCAAGACCGCGCCGGGCCGCGAGGTGCGCGTCGCCCTCGAACTTCACTGCCGGGGCGAAACGCCCGACGCCGCGGCCTTCCTCATCACTGCGATCGAGGCGCGGATCGAAGACCTTCCCCGCGACCAGCCGACCTTCCAGGTCGTCGCCGTCCAGTTCCTGCGCGCCCGCGCCGAGCAGCGCGGCGAGAGCCGCCGCGCGATCCTGCTTGAATATCGCTTCCGGCTGCTCGCCGCCTGATCCCTGAAACCAGCCCTGCAAGACAAAGGAGCCATCCATGCCCGCCCAGAAAGGCAGCGCCTTCCTTCTCAAGATCTCCGACGGCAACATTCCCGCCGCCTACCAGACCGTGGCCGGCCTGCGCACGACGCAGATGTCAGTGACGGGCGATGCCGTCGTCGTCACCAGCAAGGACAGCGGCGGCTGGCGGGACCTGCTGTCCGGCGCGGGCGTTCGCGCGGTTTCGGTGAGCGCGGCCGGCATCTTCCTCGGCAGTGCGGCCGAGGCGAAGATCCGCGCCAATGCCATGGCCGGCACCCTGGACGACTACGAACTGAGCTTCGAAGACGGAGAACGGCTGCGCGGCCGCTTCCTCGTCCAGCGCCTCGACTACGCCGGGGATTTCAACGGAGAGCGCAATTACACGCTCCAGCTCGAAAGCTCCGGTCCGGTGGCCGCGGCATGACGGGTGGACATGAGCCCCGGCCCGCCAATTCGCTGCGAGGCGAGGCCCTGCTGGAGATCGGCGGAACAGCGCATGTCCTGCGCCCCAGCTTCACCGCGCTGATCGCCGCCGAGGAGGAACTCGGCCCGCTCTTCGCGCTGGTGGAGAGGGCCGGGGCCGGACAGCTGCGCCTTGCGGAGATCACCGCGCTGTTCTGGCATTGCCTCGACCCGCTGCGTGCGGTGCCCCGCGCGGCGGTGGGCGAAGCCGTCGTGGCGCAGGGGCTTGCCGCCTCCTCGGCGCCCTTGCGCAGCCTGCTTGGCCAGATCCTCAAGGGTGGCGGGTGAGCGAGGATCGTTTCGCCGCGGCGGCACTGGCGCTCTGCGGCCTTGCCGCGCGCCAGCTCGGATGGAGGCCCGGAGAATTCTGGGCCGCCACCCCCGCCGAACTCGCCGCCGCGCTCGGCCTGCTCACTGCCCCCACGGCATCCCCTTGCGACCGGTCCCTGCTCGAAAAGCTGATGGAGCACGATGATGAGCGATGAAATCGACAGCCTTCTGGTGGAAGTCCGGGCCAGTACCGATGGCTTTTCCCGCGACATCGCCCGGATGCGCGGCAGCATCGACAACGATCTCGTCTCCGGCTTCACCCAGGCCGGACAGGCGCTGGAAAAAGGCCTGACCAGCGCCATCCGCCGCGGCAGCCTTGGGTTCGACGACCTCAAGCGCGCCGCCCTCGGCACGCTGGGAGAGATCGCCGCGCAGTCGGTGCAGGGCCTGCTCGGTGCGGGAACGGCCCGCTCCACGGGCGCATCCGGGGTTATGGCGGGAATGCTCGACCTCTCCGGCCTGTTCTCCAGCGTGCTGGGCCTGCCGGGCCGCGCCACCGGGGGCAATGTCTCACCCGGGCGGGGCTATGTCGTCGGCGAGCGAGGGCCGGAAATGTTCGTCCCCACCTCGGCGGGACGGATCGAGGCATCCCCGGGCACCCCCGCGCGCGACGTGAAAGTCGCCATCCACCTCAACGCCCCGCGCGTATCCAGCGCACCCCAATCGCTTCAGCGCTCCTCGCGCCAGGTCGCCAGCGCCGTCCGCCGCGCGATCACCGCCCGCTGACACCACCGGAGCAACCGACATGGCATTCTGGCTTGCAAACAAGCGCAACGGACAGGCGAGCGACTGGATCAAGCGCTTCGACCCGCGTTTCTGGACCGTCAACTTTCCGCGACCGATGATGGCCTCCCTCATATCGACAGGCCCCGATTCTCTGCGCCTCGACGCAGCGTTCCTGCGCAAGGGCGATCTCGGGGGGCTGATCTGGGACAGTGTCGACAGCCTCGACCACCCGCTTCTCGCCTACCGGACCGACCGCGATTACGCCCATACCGCGCTGAGCTTTCGCTGGCGCTCATCGGGCGTGATCCCGCTCGATTCCGGCATCGGCCCCACCCTGACCGTCGAGGGCAAGGACGCCGCCGGCGCGGCGCGCGTCTGGTATGTCCGCCTTTGGAACTATGCGGAAGGAACGGGCGAGGACGCCCGCATCGACTTGCGTTTCTCCGAACTCGACGCCGGTTTCTCGCTGCCTTCCGCTGACCGGGTATGGCCCCATGCGATCGACCGCATGTTCATCTCGTTTTGCCCGCCCGGCTATGACGGCAGCGCCGAACCCCTGCCGGCCGAGGCCGAAGGCTGGATCGAACTGAGCGAGATCCGCAGCGATGGCGCGCGGGCCATGCTGGAAATCGGCGACGTGATCCTGCCGCCCAACGGCCTCGCCATGGCGACGGGCTTCGATGATCAGGGCGTGCAGACGCCCGCGCGCCTGCTGCGGAACGTGCGCCAGCTCGGCTACCGGGGCTCGGTGATCCACTATGTCGGCATGAGCCATTACTTCCGGCTTGCCCCGGCGGATGGCGGCTATTTGGCCGGCGCGACCGCAGACCCGCTCAATGCGCCGACGCGCAACTGGCACCGCGCCTTCTTCCGGGAATGCATGGACCTGGGCTTCAGCCCGGTGGCCTCGCTGTCCTACGAGCTGCTCGACCAGCATTGCCCTCCCGCATGGAAGCAGCGCGATCATCTGGGCAATCCCGCGCGCACCGGATGGGAACCGCCCTCCACCCTGCTCTCGCCGGCGAACCGCGCGGCGATGGCCTGGCTGCAATCGGTCGGCGCCGCCTTTGCGCGGATCATGATCGAGGCCGGTGCGCCGGTGCGCTTCCAGGTGGGCGAGCCCTGGTGGTGGTGCTTCGCGGACGGCCGCATCTGTCTCTACGATGCCGAGGCTCTCGCCACCTTTGGCGGCACGCCCGCCGTCATTCCCGACATGCGCGCGCCGCTGGACGCTGCCCAGCAGGCCCTGCTCGACACGGCCGGCGCGGTGCTGGCCAGGTCCACCGCCGATCTGGTCTCCGCCGTGCGCGCCGCCGCGGCGCCCGCAGCGGCCGAAGCGCTGGCGCTGGTCTTCACGCCCACCGTGCTCGACGCCGCGATGCCCGAGATGCGGCGAGCCAACCTGCCGGTGGGCTGGGCCGCGCCCGCCTTCGACCGGCTGCAGGTGGAGGACTACGACTGGCTCACCGCCGGTGCCGACGTCTTGCGCCGCCGCGCCTATGTCACGGTGAACGAGCGCCTCGGCTACCCGCCCGAGGACCAGGACTATCTCGCCGGCTTCGTGCTGACCGCCGCGCAGAGCGACCATTGGCGGCGGATCGACGCGGGCATCGACGAGGCCCTGGCCCGGTCCCCGCACGAGGTGGTCGTCTGGGCTCTGCCGCAAGTCGCCCGCGACGGCTTCGTCCGCCTCCCCCCACCGTTCCAGCCTTCAGGAGCCGAACCCATGCAGGCCTTCGACGACGTGCCCTACCCCCTCGCGCTTGGCCGGGATGCTGCCGTCATTCCCGAATTCTCCACCTCGATCTCCGTGACCGCCTCCGGCTTCGAGCGGCGCAACAGTCTGTGGTCGAACGCCCGCCTGCGCTTCGATGTGGGGCCGGGCGTCCGATCCGAGGCCGAATTGGGCACGCTGATCGCCTTCTTCCGCGCACGCCGCGGCCCCGCACGCGGTTTCCGCCTGCGCGATCCCAGCGACTTCAGCTCGAACGGCATGGTCGCCGCGCCGACGCCGCACGACCAGTACCTGGGTACCGGCGACGGCGCCCGCGCCGGCTTCCCGCTGGTCAAGCGCTACGGAGACGCGGAAGGACAGGAGGATCTTGGCCAGGTCCGCCGCATCACCCGGCCGCAGCCCGGCACCCTGCGCGTCTCGGTCGGCGGCACGGAGCAGGAGGGGAACTGGTCGCTGGAGCCGATGGGTATCGTGCTGTTCGACGATGCCCCGCCTGCGGGCGCCGTCGTCCGCGCGGGATATCTGTTCGACGTCCCGGTGCGCTTCGCCGAGGATCGGCTCGAAATCACCGGGTCAGCTTTCGCCGCCGGCGAAGCACCCACCGTGCCTGTCGTAGAGATCCGGGAGGCGTCATGAGCCGCATCTGGTTTTCAGGCGACCTCGAAACCGCCGCCGCCTTCTGGCGCATCGACCGCCGAGACGGCGTGACGCTGGGCTTCACCACACATGACGCCGACCTCTGGTTCGACGGGCTGCTCCACCGCGCCGCGCCCGGCATGGTGCCCTCGTCGATCCGCAAGTCCGCCGGGTTCGAGGCCGATAGCGCCGAAGTGCGCGGCACGCTCACTCACGAGGCGATCTCGGCCGAGGACCTGGCCGAGGGCCGCTTCGACGGTGCCTTCGTCCGCATCGGCCTGGTCGATTGGGAAACGCGGGAGCGCACCACGCTCTACACCGGCACGATCGGCGCCGTGTCGCAGGAGGACGGCACGTTCTCGGCCGAACTGGCATCGCGCAAGGAAGAGCTTGCGCGGGATCCCGTGCCGCGCACCAGCCCCTCGTGCCGCGCATCCTTCTGCGGACCGGGCTGCAATCTCGATCCCCAGCGCTTCACCCGCGAGGTCAGCATCGCGGCCGTGGACGCGGAGGACTCCTCGCTTCTGCTCGGCACCACCGTCGATCCCGCCCTGTTCGCAGGCGGCAGCCTGCGCTGGCTGGAGGGTCCTTATGCCGGCATGACGATGAAGATCGCCGGGTGGACGGGTGACCGCCTGAGGCTCGGCGATCCGCTCGACCGGCAACCACCCCCCGGCACACGGGCGTTCCTGCGCGAAGGCTGCGATCATACCCTCGGCACCTGCGGAACCCGGTTCGGCAACGCCGCAAACTTCCGCGGCGAGCCCTTCCTGCCCGGCAACGACCTGCTCACCCGCTACCCCGCGCCCGCCGCATGACCGGGGACGAGATCGCTGCCGCGGCA